CCAGTCTATTGCATTCTTAATTTGGAAAGTTCTATTCGAAACTGTTTTGATAATCTCTTCTAAGAACTTGAGCATCACATCATAATAACGAATTTTGAGGTCAATAGTATTTAACTTCTCATCAGCATCCATATACCTCTGTAATGCTTCTTTATCTCTAACTTTGTATGGGAATGGTTCTTCGGCATAAACCTCTGCTGTTGCCTTTCCTGTGTAGTAGTTGTATCTTTCTAACTTTATACGATTATAAGTTCCTCTTGCCTTCTCTCTCAAAAGAGTGATGGTATTGTATAAAGTATAATATTTTGAATGTAATTGAGGAACTTTTAGTGATTCATCATGTAGGTTATCAGGGTCGATTTGGGAATCTTTTTCCCACATCTCCTGAATTTGATCAAGGTTCATAAGGGTGTTCTGCCGTCCTGTCCTACTATATCATAGATAGTATATTTGAAAGTAACATCTGCTGTAAAGTAATTAATATCCGTATCACCTGCTTCAAAATCTAAAGAAGTCAAATATACCGGAAATAAATCTCTAAATTTTACAATCGCAACATCTCTAAAGTTACTATTTAAAATATGAAGACTTCCATCACTATATTGATACTTCATATCTTTAGTATTATCTGTATCAGTTACTAAATCATTAAATTCTTTTGTTGATTCTGGAAATCCAAGTCCAGACATCCAGTTGTGAATTTTCATATAATTTTCAAGATTTTCATCAACTAAAAATCTGAGAGTAAAATCTCCAAAAGATAATTTGTCTCCAGGAATGTCAATATCTTTGAGATATGTTGGTTGATTTGCTGTTCCTAAACTAATTTCAGGAATTCTAGCAGAGTTGGAAAAAAAGTCAACCTTTGGTTCTTTTGCTAATGTAAATTTAAAACCAACTGGTGATAGAAAGTTTCTATTCCCTATTTGCTTACCAAATGCGTTTGCCATAATTGTTACTTATAATTGAACTACTCACTTACAACGACTATATTTTTTAATGAAACTGTATTTTTTGCCTCTTTTTCAGTAGAAAATATTACTCTATCCGAAAAAATAAATGACCACCTATTATCTCCAATATAATATGCCTTTGTCTCGGATGGATTCACAAGTGTAACTATACTTGCTTTTTGAACATAGTATGGCATTTTTTATTAGTATTTAGATAAAAAAAGAGGGTCCCGAAGGACCCTCTGATGAACCTTGTGTATCCGATGGATCACATGAGGTTGAGAACACGTACTCTTCTGTAGTAACGGTTGGATGCTGCGGTGATACGACCCAGACCTTGGTTGGAAACATTTCCTTCTGCATAAGGGTTGGAGACCAGACCATAACGGGTCTTGAATCCGATCTTGGGCTGGAAGGTGTTCTCTCCAACTGCACGAACCATCTGAAGAGGAACGTAAGGGCAGTAGAACAGACCTGCGTCATAAGGTGAAGAACCTTTATAACCAGCAACATAATACTGAGCACCATTACCTGCAGAACCGACGTTTGCAGAATATGGGTCAATGTAGACTCTATACTTACCAGCAAGTACACCTGCGAAGGTGTTACCGGAGTCATCAACATTCAAGTTTGCATTGAGTGCAGGGGTGTAATCAAGTACACCAGCCATGGTCAGTGCGGAAGCAACATCTGCGGAACACAGAATCATGTTGCCCTTTCCTCTACGAGTTTCTTGTGCGATTGCGTTTGCATCGCGCTCGATTTGGAAAATAAGACCTTTGAATTTCTCAACAGACCAACGACCGTTGCTGTCAACATCAAGGTCAAAAGTACCTGCGGTAGCAACATTAGACTGTGCACCAGGTCTAGCAGCCTTGTAGATGGTTCTGATGACTTCTCTGTTGATCTCAGCAAGAATCTCTGTGGAGAGAATATTTGCGAGTTCAGCCTCAGCATTCAGACCATGAATTGCCTTAAGGTCTTGTGCCAGTTCCAAGGAGTACTCTGCTTTGAGTGCTCTGGACTTAGCAGTAACAGTGACTTTCTCAATCGAGAATGCCATCTGGTTGAAGTCGTTTCCAGTCTCTCCAAGACCTTCAGCGTCTTCTGTATCCATACCACGACCAACGCTGTAGTCTGCAGGACCAGCATTAGGATCGAGAATACCAGGGTTGTCTCCTCTCTGAGTAGTTGTGGAGAAACCAGCGGATGCTCCAGAGGAACCAGCAACGTAAGGATTGCCCAGTGCGTTGTTGGTGCCGATTCCGGAGAATGCGGTGTTTGCTTCGTCGAAGAGTGCTTCGTCTCCAGATTGACTGTTGAAGCGTGAACGCATTGCGAAGATCAGTCCAGTAGGACCGTTCATCGGTTGAACACCTGCCAGGTCATATGCGACCAGGTTAGGCATGGAGCGTCTGATCAAGGAGATCAGAACGGGATCGAAACCTGCGGTAGGACCACCAGCAGCTGCGGTTGCAGAGAAACCTGCGGTTGCACCCGATGAACCGGTTGCGTTTGTTGGTGCTTCGGACAGGAACTCACGCTCCTCACGAAGTGCTCTTTCTTGGTTCTCCAGAAGAACTGCGGTAACCATTCTACGATGGGAATCTTTGATTCCTCCCTCGTGATCAAGAATAGGTGCCCACTTCTTCTGAATGTATTCAGCATTTAAACCTTGCATTTGAATTTACCTTGTTAAAAATTTTTAGTTTGATTTATAATTAAAAAAATCACTTTTTAGAAACTCTACTCAGAGTTGTGAGATATCCTTCCATTAAAGGAGATACGGAAGCATTTACTTCAGCATCAGAACTCTCGGAAATAGTCTCTGAATCGTCTCTTTGAGATCCGGCATTTTCTGGGAAATAAGACTTTCTCAGAGTAACCAGTTTCTCACGATAGGTGTCTTCACTATCAAACTCAACATTTTCGGCAAGAGAAGCGAGCTTATCCTTCTGAGAAAGTGCGAGACCTTCACATACATCGGAGAAGATTACGTCGGCAACCGACTCAGCTAATCTTTGATTGAGAGCAATATTTGACTTAATTTGCTCGTTGAGTTTATCTTCCATTTCATCTAATTTCTCTACCATAGTAGAGAGTACATCATATTTTTCTTCAGGGATAGTTACATAATGTTCTTCAAAAAGACTCTTCATTCCGGTGAGGAATGATTCGGTCATTTCGGACTTAAGTCCGGATTCAACTGCGAGTGTATTTTCAGTTATCCACTCTTCAGCAACATATTCAAGATATGCATCAACTCTATCTGTCAGTTCTTCCTTAATGACAGAAACTTCTTCTTCAAGAGTTGCATCATATTGTGCTTTTAGTTCTTCTTGAACTGTAGCAACTTTTGCTTTGATAGCAGTTTCAAAAATGGTACGTGCTTTTTCTTGGAAGTCTTCAGAAAGTTCTTCACCGGCAAGCAGTGCTTCAACATCTTCTTCGACGTTGTATTCTGCTTCTGGTGCTTGCTCTTCTTCAGATACAACTTCTTCTTCAGAAGTTTCTTCCTCGGAGACTACATCTTCGGAAGATGCTGTGGTCTCTTCCTCTTCGACTACCTCACCTTCAACTTCCTCTTCTTCCTTCATACCACTAGGCATGGGTTCGGCAGGTTTAGCACCTCTATTCACAATGTCTTTGACAGTTGCGATTTTAGGTTCGTTGAGTTTAGCAGAATTATCATCTGCTTTATAGTTTTCTGGGGTTGGGCCACCGAGATCTTCGTAACTGCCAGTTTGACCAGGGGTCGAAACACCGGAAGCATTACTTCCGGATTTTGGCATTGCCTCAGATGCAGCAGCTCCTTTCGTTACTACGTTTTCCATTTCTTGTAAATTGCTACCAACGGACATTTGAATTTATTAGATTTTGTGTTAATCTATATTTATTTATAATTTAAAGATTTGATAAGAATTCGTTGAATAAGTCCAACTTATGCTCTTCAAGAACTTTTTGATCAACGAGAGTGTTAATTCTCTTCTGAGTTCTTTCTGCGAGTTGTTCACGGAGAATTCCTCCATCCCATACCCACTCTTTTCCTTCCATAATTCCTGATACAAAAGCATCGGGAGCAGAAGGATCGGCAACGATATCAGCAGCAGTTGCTAACATGAAATCTTCACCAACAACTTTATGACCTTCATTTGTAGTTCTTAATGAACCAACACCACGAGAAGAAACACCAAGCATGACACCTTCACCAATAAGAGATTTTGCAATCTTACCCATTGGAGTGTCAAGGATTTGTGCTTTGCCTCTAAAGTTTGATCCCTCTTTTGTAAGAGAGACAATCTTATGAGAAACACGATCCAGATTTACGGTAGGTCCATCAGGATGGCCAAGTTCACCTAAAGCACGTCCTTTTGAAACAAAAGATTCATTGTATCTACCAACCTCTTTCTCAAGAGTGCACATAGGATACATTCTGCCATTACGGTTTTTGATGTCTCCCTGAAGAAAAACTCCCTCAATAAACATTCTCTGTGCACGTCCTTTGCCTTCTACGACAAATTCTACTTTTGAAATTTCTTCTGTGATGAGTTTCATTTGTATTAACCTGTAAATCCTACTTTTGCACCTTTTACTGTTCCAACAGATGCCCAAATCTTATCGGCACCATCTTTTTCAAAAAATTCGACACGATTATCTGGAAGAGTTACAGTAGCAGTGCTTGCATAACCAGTTGCCGTACTTTTTGCAATACTAACTGTAGCATCAGATCCGGAAAGATTAATAACTCTAACAACAGTTGCATTACCTAAAGTGGAGGTAACTCCT